ACCAATTCCTACGTTGTGGATGTGGATGATGTAGCGGGAACCGCTATCACCGTGGAAACGTCGGCCGGTCTTGACGGCATCTACGATGAAACGTGGACAACGAGTGATTACCAACTTGAGCCGTTGAACCGCACGAACGCGGGTCTTGATTTCCCGGTGACGCGGCTGCGTGCAATCGGTGATTACCTGTTTCCGGTGGATCCGGTGGCGCATGAAACCGGCGTCAAGATCACGGGTGTTTTCGGGTTCGCTACTGCCGTCCCCGCTGCGGTGAAGCAGGCAACAATCCTTGCATCACTAAGGCAGTACCAGCGATATTCGTCCGCTCTCGGCGTCGCGGGATTCGGGGACATGGGTGCCGTTCGAGTGGCACGCATTGATCCGGATATTCAATCTATGCTGATGCCGTTCCGCAAGGTCACGCACGGTGTCGCCTGATGCCTAGCCTGAGTGACATTCGAACGGGGTTGGCTACGAACCTAGGAACGATCTCCGGTCTGCGTACGTCGGCGTTTGTGCCGGACGAACCTAAGCCACCTATCGCGATCATCTTTCCGGACAACATTAGTTTTGATACCGCGTTTGCTCGCGGACTAGATACTTACACATTCAGTGTGCAACTGATTGTGTCTAAGATTTCAGATCGCAATGCGCAATCAAACCTTGACGCGTATTGCAATCCCGATGGTGATTCAAGCGTGAAAGCGGCTATTGAATCAGACAGGACTCTCGGAGGACTGATACAGGATCTCCGAGTGACGGAAGTACGGGATTACCGTGCGGCCACAATCAATGAGAACACCTATCTAACTGTCACCTTCGTGGTGACTGTGTATGCGTAAGGAGCATCATGGCTAAGTATGTGTTGACTGATCCGGTTATTGTTTTCGCCGGTTCTACCATCACCTCATCCTGTGCATCCGTCACCATCAACTTGAGTGCGGATGACGTGGAAACTACTGCCTTCGGCGTTGCGGGTGGATACCGCACGCGCATTGGTGGTTTGAAGTCCGGCACGGTTGATTTCGAAATGCATCAGGATTTCGGTGCGTCGGGTATTGATCAACTGTTTTTCCCGAACCTTGGCGGCACTGTTGCGGTGTCGGTTGTTCCCGGTGGTACTGCCGCCGTGTCAGCCACCAATCCGCAGTATTCGTTCGACGTGTTGGTTTCAGAATATAGTCCCGTGGATGGTGCGGTTGGCGATCTCAGTACGACCAGCGTCAGCCTTCCGATCACCGGTGAAGTCACTCGCGGAACCGGCGCCTAATCTTTCATTCCTAGATTGGAGTTCCTGCCATGAAAATGCACCTACGCGTAACGAATGGCGACGGGTCAACCGCCGATGTTCATGTGTCGGCGGTTGATCTTGTCGCGTTCGAAAGTAAGTTCAATAAGTCCGTGACGAAGTTCCAAGAGGATTTCATGTTGACGGATATTTATTGGCTTGCTTGGCATACGTTGCAGCGCAAGGATAAAAACATTGGTGACTTTGAGGCGTGGCTAGAAAGCCACGAACCGGAAGTTTCCTTTGGCGCGGAGGATACTGAGATTGTCCCTTTGGAGAACGATCCGCCACATGGCATGTAGTGCATTTGGCGTATGAGTTCGGTGTTGCTCCGTCGCAAGTGTTGGCGGAGTCGGATCGAATGATTGTGACAATGCAACGGTATTTGCGTTGGCGGAATGTGCAGAATCGGAAACAACAGGGGTCCTAATGCTGCGTGTGCAAACAAGCGGATTTCGTGAAACGCTGAATCAGTTGAAAGACATTGATCCGGCGATGCGTAAAGAGATCCTAAAGATGACGCGCCGCAGTGCACAGGATTTGCAACAAGAGGCACAGTCGTACGTAAATGGTCAGGGACTATCCGGGTGGAATAATTGGCGTGGCGGTTACGATCCGGGAACCATTCGATCCGGAATCAAGATCACTCGCGCTAAGCGTCGCAAACGCGGATCCACAATCTCGAACGTTGTAGGTGTTGAGAACACTACGGCGGCGGGTGTGATTTGGGAGTTGGCGGGTAGGCGCAGCAATGGCGCTCAACCGCGCTCAGGCATCAATCCCAAAACGGGTCGCACGTACGGAAATGGAGTTGGTTTCGTTCGCGCTATCCGTGCGCGTTCAGGCCAGACCGCATCCCGTTTGGTGTGGCACGCGTGGGATACTGAGGCCGGATTCCACATTGATAAGGCGCGGGATTCGTTGATCAACGCAATTGATAATGCGACCCGCAAGATTCAGTCTAAGTTGGGAGAGTAAGCATGGCACGCAAACCGGCAGTGCTTGTCTCCCTCATTGCGGATTGGGATGGATCCGATCTCAAAAAGGCAAACAAGCAACTTGAGGAAACTCAGACTAAGGCGCAAGCCGCTGCGCAAAAAATGGGTGCCATTGGTAAAAAGTTATCGCTTGCGGTAACTGCGCCGCTTGTTGGTCTTGGTGTAGCCGCCGGTAAAATGGCGATGGACTTTGATGATTCAATGTCCAAGATTGTTGGTCTTGTCGGCATCGGTGCTGATGAAGTTGACAAGATGCGTGAAAGCGTTTTGGGTCTCGCGGGTGAAACTGCACAGGCGCCGGTGCAACTTGCGGATGCAATGTTTGTGGTTCAGTCTGCGGGTCTGCGTGGCGCTGATGCTATGCAGGCTTTGGAGTTCGCGGCGAAGGCAGGCAGCGCCGGTCTTGGTGAGACCGCTGATGTTGCTCGTTCGGTTGCGGGTGCGTTGAACGCGTATGGCTCTGATGTGTTGTCGGCTGCTGAGGCCACGGACATTATTGTTGCCACGGCGCGTGCCGGTAACTTTGAAACGTCGCAGTTCGCGGGTGCGCTTGGTGATGTGCTTCCGTTCGCTCAGGCTGCGCAAGCAAGTTTTGAGGATGTTGGTGGAGCGGTCGCGCTGCTGACTCGAACCAATGGAAACGCGTCGAAGTCAATCACGCAGGTGACCGCGTTGTTCCGTGCGTTCGCCGCACCTAGTCGGCAGACGCAAACCTTGTTGGCTGAGGTTGGTTTATCGGCGCAGGATATGCGTGACGCGATGGCGGAACAGGGTTTGACCGGTGCGTTGCGTACGTTGGATGAGGCGCTTGGTGGGAACCGGGAACAACTTGGTTTGGTTCTTGGTTCGAGTGAGGCGACAGCCGCAGCATTGCAGGTGTTGAACGCTGACGCGAATACATTAGAAGGCACGTTTGGCACGGTCGCTAATTCTGCCGGGTTGACTGATGAGGCATTTGATGCCGCGTCGGAGACTGCGGGTTTCAAGTTCCGGCAGGCGGTGCAGTCACTGCAAGCCACAATGATCACATTCGGTGATGAGTTAGCGCCGGTGATCAGTGCCGTATCTGGTGGCATGACAAGCATTGCTAACGCGCTTGGATCTATCCCCGGTCCAATGAAAACTGTCATGGTTGGTGTCGCGGGAGTGGTCGCGGCGTTTGGTCCGCTGCTGCTTATAGGCAGTAAAGCAATCACAATGTTTGTTGCCATGAAAGCGCGTGCGGTTGTCATGGCGACCGGGATACAAACTGCCTTTTTCAATGTGCGTGTGGCCGCATATCTTATGTCCACGGATATGAAGGCGGCAACGGCAGGCGCGACAACATCAATGGGTGCGCTCGCTGCGGGTTCTCGCGTTATGGCAGCCGGTGTTATTACTGCGTTCCGCACAATAGGCGCTGCGGCTAAAGGACTTATTGCGTCGTTCGGTCCTATCGGTTTGGCGTTCGTCGGTATCACTATTGCTATCGAAGCGTTCATGGGACGCAGTAGTGATATGCGTGCCGAACTTGGAGAACTGAAGGACACGGTTGACAAAACCACAGGTTCGTTCACTGAACTGACTGAGGCAATGGTTCGTGAGGAACTGCGCCTGAATCTCAGTGATGAGGACCTGAGGGAACTTGAGGAATACGGGATCACTTTTCAGGAACTCGTTGATGCGGTTGTTGGTGGTCCGAAAGAGTTTCAGCATTTCCGCCGTGAGGTTGAGCGCGTTCATGATGAGGTTGGCAATCCGTGGGCGTTGGTTCGCGCAACTGAGGCGGTGGATGATTACCGTGGCGCATTGGATGAGGCATCCCGTGAGGCGCGGATTGCGCGTGATGCTGCGTTTGCTGCGTCGCGTGGCACAGATGCTTCGGGTTCTAGCGCGAATGAATCTGTGTATGCGTATAACGCTGCAACGGGTTCCCTTGAATTGTTGGCTGATGGTTATGACATTGCCGGTGATGCGGCGCTAGATTTCGCGGGGGATGTTTCACAGTCGGCGGCGATTGGTGCGCAGGCCGCTACCGCTATCGGCGTGGCAATGGGTCAGGTTCCGCAGCAGGCGTTGAACGCGATCAATCAACCTTGGTATTTCGAAATGCTGCGGCGGATCCGTAATGTGGGTGACGAAACCGCCGGGAGCGTTGGTCGTGGTAGTCCTGCGGAAAAAGCCTTTGATGAGTATAAGGATATTGTTCAGCAGGCTACACAGTTCGCGCAGGGTGAGATTGATTCAACCATTGAGGACTACCGGCGAGCATATGAGGATGCCGCGCAGGATGCCGCTGATTTCAGTGCAGGTTTAGCGCAGGGGGTTGCGGGTGGTTTGAGTTTCAGCGCCGCAGTGGATGCCGCCAAGGAGGGTGGCGGGTCTATTGTTGAGGCGATCAATGCGCAGGCCAGTAAGGTGGGGACGTTCAATCAGCAGTTGATTGATTTGCTTGATACCGGATTGAGCGAGGAAGCGTTCATGATGGTGGCAGAAATGAGCGCGGAGCGTGGTAGCGCGTTGGCGTCTGAGTTGCTTGGCGCCAATGGTGAAACCATGATCAACGAATTGAACACGATTACTAGCGCAATGGATTATGTCACTAAGGTGATGGGTGAAAAGGCGCGTGTGAAGTTCCGTCAAGAGGGTGTCACCTTCGCGCAGCAGACTTATGAAGGTATCCGCGATAACTTCAAAAAGGGTGGACCGGCTCACGAAGCGTTGATGAAACTGATGAATAAACTTGCGCGGGAATCTGCGCGTACCGCTGAGATTGAAGTGCGAGTTACTAAGAGAATCAATGAGGAAGTTACTCGCGTGGTGTCAACTATCTACGCGCCTAATCCTGCGACGCCGGGACCGCAGCCAAGTTTCGCGGGTGCGACAGGTGCGATTGTTACGCCAACGTTCGCGTTGATTGGTGAGGCGGGACCTGAGGCGTTGGTTCCGTTGAATCGTGCGCCGGGTGCTTCACCGGTTGACGGGTTGCGCGGCGGCGGGAACATAAACATCACCGTGAACGCGGGTATGGGTACGGACGGCGCTGAGGTTGGCCGTCAGGTGGTGGACGCGATTCGCGCCTACGAACGCAGGAACGGCCGGGTCTATGCCACGGCCTGACACGCGGGTTCGTATCGCGTTCGATCTGGCCGCAGGTGGCGCGGGTGATTTTTTCACCCTAGACGATCCGACTAAAGGCGAGTTAGATAACGCTACCTACAAACTTGCGGGGGACATTCTTGAGGATGTGACCGCTGATGTGCGGTCGGTGACTGTGCGGCGGGGTCGGTCGCGTGAACTTGAGCGGTATCAGGCGGGTGCCGTTACTGTGGATCTTGACAACACCGGCCGGAAGTATGACCCGGCTGCGGGTACTGCGATCACCGCCTATGGCGCATCTATGCGGCCACGCAAAGCGGTCACG